CAGCAACCTCAGCAGCAGTAAAGGACAACCAACATCATGAAAAAGTTTCAAACGCTCGTTCTCTCTCTTTGCCTGTTCGCCCCCTTTCTGGCGATGGCACAAACAGCAACCACCCCAACGACATCAACAGGTCCGACTTACTTCAGCACCACCGGAGTGAGAGCCAGCTATTACGACCAGACCCTCACCGAAACGACAAACTTCGGCGTGCGAGTCACCTCAGCGAATGTGGGAGTCGCCGGCCAAACGCTGCCGACTCAGGGACTATGGGCGGTGATGAGTATCGACGCCACACCCCGGAGTCAATCCTCCACAGCAGCCTTGCGATTCGGCGCGCGTTATTTCTTGAAGAGCGTGGCGAACGGCAATCTGATCCTGTATGGCAACATGCAGGCCGGTGCGGTAACTGCACCAACGGGAAGCGCCTCAGGCCTGCTCGGCAACCTGCAAGGGGGCGCCGGCGTCGTCTTTCGCGCCTGTCATGCGTTCAACAAAAACGCGAGCGTCAATTGCATTGTCGATTTCGACTACGAGCTGAACACCGTAACGAGTCAGAGCGTGAAACCGCTGGTCGGAATCTTCGTGGGGCTGGCTTTCTAAATGGGACTCGACGTCGAAAGGAAACAGACTCTGGATGAGGTCGTAGATCGCGCACAGGCGGCAGCGACGGCCTTCTCGACCGCATTCCTTGCAGGTCTCGACAAGAGCGTTGCCGGCGCCCTTGAGCAACTTGAAGGGCGCGTGCATCAGTCAGTAACGGATGCTTCGGCAGCAGCGGTAGGACTGCTGGCGCACGCGCAAGAAAACCTCGACCCGATTCTTGCCGAAGCCAAAGCCTGGCGCGAAGAGCTGGCGGCCTGGCGGGCGCTGCTGCAAGCGGGAATCAAAATCGGAGGGTAACCGTGACGTTGCAAATCATCGAGCACCTGGCGTCTGGCGGCGCCGGCGCTATCGTCCTTTCCGCCGCTGCTCGAGCGCTTCCCGCTCCGCTCCCCGGCGGCAATCGATTCTACGAGTGGTTCCACCAGTTCGTGCAACTGCTGCTTGCAAACTTCGACAAGGCCAAATAAATGGACATCCTCGGTATCACCATCTGGAGAGAAGCACGCGGCGAAGGCTTCGAAGGCATGCGCGCCGTGCACCACGTCATTGCCAACCGCGCATTCTCAGGCCGTCCGTTGTGGCCCAAGGATCGCGAGGAAGTCTGCCTGCAGCCGTTCCAGTTCTCCTGCTGGAACCCGATGGACCCTCAGCGAAAGCTTTACCCGAAGTCAGACGATCCCTCGTATCGAGGCGCGGTGGGTACTGTCCTTTTACCGGGTGAAGATCCAACAGGCGGAGCGACGAGCTATTACGACGTCTCGATCCCCGCGCCATCCTGGGCAACGCCTGAGAACTTCACCTGCCAGATCGGGAGACTCCGCTTCCACAAAGTGTGAGGGCGAGGTCCTCATCGCCGTTTCGGGCGCTGCTGGCGATCGCCGCGAGTACGGCATTCCGTTTCACTGCCGGCATTCTCTGCAGCTTGCCCTTCCATCGTCGAATCATTCTCTTCAGGTGATCTCTCTGCCTGAAGGTGTCTCCGACGAATCGGTAATCGTGCAACTGCTCGGGTTTCGGGTAGTTGTACCACACCCATTCCGCCGCTGGTCCACGCCGCGTTCCTGCCTGGAATGAGGCCGCGTTCCAGCTCTTCAGCTCCTTCGCATACAACGTCGACGAATAGCCACTGATCAGCACGCGGCAGCGCAATTGCTTGATGACGCGCAGCAGCTCGCGGTGCTGATGGTCCATCATCTCGAATCGATACAAATCCTCGGGACCTTTCCGCGACGAGAGCAGGTAAGGCGGATCCGCGTACACCAAAGCCGACGATGGGAGATCTACGGTGCGCAGGAATTCGATGGCGTCCCCGTGCCGAAGCTCAAACGTTGGCCTGGTCGCATCGCTGGGATAGGCGAGAGGATCCAAGAGTTTGGGCCCCCACGCCGGAACTGCCGTACGGCGCCGGCGCGCCTCACCTGGTCGGGAGATTCCACACGGCATCGCCGGAAGTGGTGAGCCCGCCGGCATCCTCACCGTTTCCAGTGCGATGCGATCGACGTCGATCCCGACGTTGACGGCCGCCGGCTTCTTTTGCCGCATCACCGCACCTCCGCCGATGAAGGCCTCGACGTAGACATCGTGCGGTGGCATCAGATTGATCAGCGTCTGAAATACTCCCGCCCCATTTTTCCCACCTGGAAAACTCACCCCCTATTTACCTCGATCACCGGCAAATGAGCAGCATCTCCCCGGTACCTGTTCTCTGTCGGTCGCACGGTTTGCCCGTAGGACCAATTCATCAGCTCCATCAACGTAGTCGAGTTTGGCAGAGCATCCGTTTGCGCGAGGAAGTCCGCTATCAGTTCGTCGAGGGACTGATGCAGTTCCGCGTGTCTCAGGCGGTGCTCTTCGTTGGTCATCTACGACGCCTTTCCTGTTTGTCGCGCATCAACGTTCGGTCCCTTCGGTGGGGTTGAGTTGAGCCAGCGGTGACGGCAGATCTGGCAGAACATTTCCACCGTGTTGCCGAAGCGCCGGATTACTTCCGGCCAGGCGGACTCGGTCAGGCTTTCGGTACCTTGGCCGCATTTCGGGCAGGTCATGCGTTAGCCTCTAGCAGCGGACGTACCGCGTCTTTCTTCTTGCACCTGGTCACCCGTGAATTATTCACGTGTTGGGGCACGTCGTAGACGATGTGGCACCTTTGACAGAGCGCTCTTGCGTGCTCAGGGTCCAGATCTCCCGGCGTGCGATTGGTGTGAGCGGGACCTACCAGGATTTTGACCCCGCGGAACTTGACGCCGAAACCGAGCTGCACGGCCCAGTAGTTGAATTCAGGCCACTGGTCGCCGTTCTGATCGCGGCCGATGCCGAGAATTTCATCCCACCACCAGCCTGCAAACTCTTCGACGTCTGCTCGGAAGACTCTCGCTCTGTTTGGTGCGTGGCACTGCTCGCAGGCGTTGCCGGCTCTATCCAGCAGTGCTGTCACGAAGGCGCGGTACTCAGGGCCTCGATAGAGATGACGAAGCTGTTTAGGAATGGGCATGCGCGTCTCCCTTTGGGCGCTTGGCGCGTATCAGTGCTTCCAGGCGCTCGATCCACTCGGTAGCGTCGGCGAAGATCATGCGTTGGCCGCCGTCGTACGTGTTCAGCTGCTTTGCGTAGTGCGATTGAATGCTCACCGACTGTTCGAGAGCAGAGATGAGCCAGGATCGGCGGATGTCTTTTCGTATAGGTCGTGGCATTCTTAGGCACCTCGCGCAAGACGCTGAGCGGCGAGATGCCGTCCCAGGCGATAAGAGCATGAGCCTCGATGCCGCATCGGGCGGCCGCAAGGGCACTGAAGCGATTCGAAGGCCTGCGGATTGTTCGCGGCGACCTTCTCCGCCCAATTGCCGGCCGTGCTGATGTTCAGCTTGAGCTTGTCGGCCGCCTCCCTCAACGGCACGCCGGACAGCAGCAGCTTGACGAACGCCGGCTTCTTCGATTGAGCTGGATGTGAGAGCCCGCCGCGCCACACGCGATCCAACACAAAGTAGCGGCCGCATTCCGCCGACATGCATTTCCAGTTGCGTTTGCCGGCGGAGTTGCGGCCGTGGCTCTGGGTACGCCCTTTGCAAAACGGGCACTTGGGATTCGCTGCAAGCGACGATCCCGGCCCCGGCCGGAAGATCAGATCGAACAGAGCATTGACCAGGTGCTCGCGCGCTTCCTGCTCGTCGCGAGCATAGACGATCAGAACACCCGGTGAATCGGGCGCTTTCATCTCGAACCGCCGCGCGCCTTTGTAGCGATCGTTCAAGGCGTGCGGCCGACTTACGACGCCTCTGAGATCTGGTTTCAGGTCGAGGTGGAAGTACGCCATCTATCAGACGCTCACCTTTCCATGCTCAAAGAGCCACTGCGTTGCGCGTTCACAGTAGTTGCCGAGATCCTGTTCGGCGTAGATCGTCAGTTCGAATGCTTCTTCGTCGGTGAGGTTCTCGACCACATACAGAATCGCGGCTGGCGTCATGAATGGCTTCCCGTCAACGATGGCGATCCCCTGGGGGAGTTTAACTGTGTGCTCAGGCAATGGCATTTTCAGTTGTCCGCGTAAGGAAGCCACTCTTGAGAAGCTGGACGCGGTTGCCATTCTTTGCGAATAGGAGACGCCAGGGGCATTGTCTCGGCATGTGAGGCGATAGCAGCGCCCTTGGGTCGGAGGACCTCGTTCACGAACTCTATGGCGCGCGAAACGCTATAGGAGTGACCGTTGACGTTCAGGTGTCTCTTGCTCACCTGGTAGCAGATTTGCACGCCATTCACTGCCTGGCGAGTCCACAACCTGATGGTGTGCCCGTTCCTTCTGCCTGTCCATTTGCGTTTGCGTTTGAGTTGGCCGAAAATGGTTTCGCGTTCGGAGGGCTCGATCTGGAGTCGAGTGCTCATGACGTTTTGCTCCTTTTTGCATAAAGTGAACTGAGGGGGGGCCGCGACGGGAATCTCGGCCCCCTTTCTAGTTCGGACCCGCACACCAGTTAGATAGCCCGGTGAGCTTCGGCTTACCCTGACGTCCTCAGGGTGGAACTACTCCACGAACTTTCAAGAAAAACTTGTTTGTTAATCCGGCTTCGCCGGGAGCGGGGGCTCCGGACAAGAAGTCGGGGGATCCGGCTCAGCCCATATCGAGAGCGTCGCGACGTCCAGGTTGAGTCCTCTGAACTTTCCGCCAGGGAAAGGTCCGCTACCAATCCAGAGCAGGATAGGTCCGTGCTGCCGGATATCGGCGATCAGTCCAGACTGCAACTCATCGGGACACCGGCACCACTTCGCTCCCGCCGCAGGCGGTGTAACAGAATGCTTTTTCTTCTTCATGAAGGTTGTTTCCCCTGTAAGAGTTCGCTCACAGCAACATCAGCCAACTGCCTCAATGACGGTTGCCTATAAGCGTGAAGAGCTCTCCCCACGCATTCCTGGCAGAGGTAATCCCCTTCCGTCTGCACCTGGCTACTGCACTCTGCGTTTCCGCACTTCACGCCTCAACTCCTCAATCGATTTGGACAATCCGTCCAGGTTGGCCAGATCGGCGCGCTTCACCTTCAGATCGCCATCCCTCACTGCCCTCAATCTCCCCGTAGCGACCAGTCTCCTCAGCAGCGTCACCGATAAACCGGCGTTCTCGCTCGCTTCCGACAGGCCGATCCACTCAGGCGGGGCTATACGGGCGATCTGCTGCACCCTCGGACGGCTGCTGAGCGTCAACAGGCCCACCGCTGCCAAGAGGGCAAACGTGGGCCTATTGATCGCAGGCCGCCGGGTGAGAAACGCTCCCATCGTTTACCTGCCCTTGGGCTTCCGTTTGCCGCGCTTCCTCAGTGGCGCCGGCGGGAGATCGGTGGGATCGGCAGTCTCAAGGCTTGCCGTGCGTACCTTCGTCTGGCCGTCCACAACCGCAGGAAGCCGATCCGCCTTGATCATTCGCCGTAAATAGCCCTCGGAAAGCCCCGTGATCTCCGATGCCCTCTGGAGTGGGTTCCACAACGGTTCCGGCTTCGGCTGCATCGCCGCGGCCCTCTGGTCGATCAGGTCGAGGAGGGCGGGAATCACGGCCACCGCGGATTCGGTCAATTCGGCCATGCTGTCCATATCATTCGGAACTCCCCCGATGGAGACTGCGGTAGTAGGCGGCCCCGGCTTCCTGAGTGCGACCGCCTCGGGATCGAATACGATTTCCGGCTTTTTGCCGGGTCTCGGCCTGTTGCGGGCCTGCCACTTCTGAGCAGCTACCTCGCGGCGCAACGTGCGCTCACTAATGCCGAGCTGCTGGGCCACCTGGGATTCGGTCAACCACTTCGACAAATCGAGTTCAGGACTCATCGACCCTCCTGAGAAGATCCCGGCTCTCCGACAAGGGACGAAGAGCCGGGCACATCCGCCTGAGATCGGGGGAAGTCAGACGGAACTCGATGGCCGCGGAATTCATGCTGCGGAAAGAGGTGTTCGCAGAGATCCAGTGCGGCCTCCATTTCGGTGTGTGTCATGGGTGTGTCGTACCCTGGCCAGTCTTCATAGATCAGATCGACAGGGATACGGACCGGGACGCCATAGGGCGATACTCCATCGCGGTGTGTCCATTTCTGGGTGCAGCGCTGAATGATCCAACACCGCGGATCTTGTTCATCCGGCTTGTCGCCGGGAGCGCTCCCTGAGAGGCCTAGGTCGGCTCGAATGCGGTTTGCCACACTGCCCATCAATGCGTCTTTCTCTTGGTCGGTGAACATGGTTAGTCTCCGTGTGCGGCAGTTGCCGGTGCCAGTTCGGGATACTCAGCCAGGAGCGTCATCCGGTCTTCAGCCGTTCCCTTCTCATACAGGCTGCGGATCAGGGCCATATTGGGCTCCGATTGACTCTCAACGGGTTTGCGCTCGGGCGTCGACTGGAATAGCCTCGGCGCCCAGAACATGATGTAGGCGATGGGGCTGTCTTTGTGCTTGGCTGCCTTACCCTTGAGCTCGACGGCCTGGACCACCTGGGACATAGTCACAGCTCGGGATTGACGGCATCGAGCGATGAGCATGGCTGCGTCTTCCAGGGTGGCGTTGCAGTATTTCTCCAGCGCATCGAGCACCTGGTAAGCTTCAGGATCAGAGACCCTGGGTCTCGGTTGCGAAACCAGAGATGATTCGGCGTCTCTACCGGTTGGAGTTGTCGGGAAGGTCCTAGTAGTGGATTCCTCCTTCCGGTTTGGATTTAGAGACGCCGATGTGTTTTCGGCCCTAGCAGCTACACCCTCGCCTTCAACGCGTGCAGAGGAGATTGTGGGGCTCATCTTGGAGTGGTTGCCGTTGGAATTTAGGGCCGAAGCTTTTGAGAAATTGAGGTCCTTCTGTTTGCCGGTGAGTGTGGGTGAGCCTTGCTCTCTCTTGACCAGCTCAGCTATACCGCGCAGCTCCAATTTCAGCCGTTCTTTCGCGACTTGGTCGCGCTTCTCTCTCTGCTCCATCTGGCCGTACTGGTCCAGTTTTCGCTTGAATTGAGGGTTGCTTCTCAGAACTTTGGGGTCCAGCCCAAACTCGTTGCCGAGATCCAAACAGAGCTGATCTGCGGAAGTCGCATTGGCGGCATTGGGGTTATCGGAATCTGAGTAGGCAGATTTGCCTACTGAGATTTTTTGCCCGTAGGTGGCAGCCGGTTTCGGCCTAGCCAGCAGGAAAATTCCGACGACGGCCCCCCTTCGGCTGCCGAGCTTTCTCCGTTCAACTGAGGGGGTTCCGTCCGGATTGACCATCGTCCGGAGAGGCGTCAGTTTCCCTGTCTTCACGGCGTCCTCATAGCCCAAGCCTTCGAGATCTCGGGCTGGACAGTTCAGCCTGGCGCGCTCGATTCGGCCTTCCTCCTCCAAATCCTGGAGACGCTTGCGTACGTCCTGACGCTCTTCCCGCAGCTCCTTTAAGCGTGCCGGCGAGACGGTGACCCCCGATTCTTCATAGCCGTCCAAGGCGTATTCCACCAGCTTGGTGGCAACGCTGTCGGATGTCATGACCTCGGTCACCGCGTCATTCTGCTTCGGGTACTTTCTGACCAGGGCCGGATTGGCCTCGAAAGACTCGGCCCTCTTCAGTTGCCGCATTACAACGCCGATTTCCGCGTCGAAACCAAAGCTATGGATGAGCAATACTCCCAGGACGCGCGTTTTCAGGTCGTTGATTTCCGGCCTAGTCATCGCCTTGATCTGGAGTTTGCTGGTGCTCATCCACTCCCCGTCGTACAGATCGGCGGCAACGATCCACGGCGGCGTTTTTTCATGGCGCGTCTTCGGTCTGTCAGCTTTTTTTCGCTTACCCACAGACCACCTCCGCGGTGTTATGCTGTCCGCTTACCGGGTAGCTCCCGGTATTTTGCGCGGGCTGGTGGCCGCCGGTTCCTCTGCCGGTTGCCTCACCCGCGTCCCTGACAGAGGAGACAATCGTGAGAAGGCAGAAAAAGAAGACGCTTGCAACGTTCACGGCACCGGCTGATATACCAATCGCCGGCATGCTGCCAATGATTTTCCCGTCGTTCCTGAGGCTGTGGCATTCGTGCCTAATGGACGGCAAGGTCGTCAACCACGACGTGCCAGATGCCATGAAAGACCTCAGCTTCCGGGTTATCAGCCGATTCCAGGAGTTGTACGTCAAGCGCGAAATAAACGCATGGGCGGCATCGCTGGGGATATGCCTGTTCTTTGCCGGACCTGAAGGGATAGGCCGGACACTGATCGAAGAGGGATTTATCGCCTCTACGACGTTGCAGGAACTGGATCTCGCGGAAGCGCAACTGCTTGACGAAGGAATTGCCGTTCGACTAGAGAACTGCGGCCTGAAGTTGGCACTGCCGTCATAGACATCGTGCCGCGCCTTTTTTATTTCGGACACCAAAGAATCCTCCTCACAAACTGCAAAATTTGGGGTTTTCTCTAGCGCCGGAACAGACTACAATTGAGGGAGTCGTCTCCCGGCGCTTCTTTCAGGTCTTGGTTGCGAAGAACTTTCCACGGTGTTTCGCAACTGAGGAAAATCGAAAAATTGGGGGGCGGCCGACCACTACGGCCTCCAAGGGGATGGCGATTGATTATAATCGTCAATTGTCGGTTCCCACGGTGTGATAAGTTGCAGTTCCTATGCAACTTCAACTCGATCTTCCCGTAGCACCTACACTTCAACGACTCTCCGATCAACGCTCCCAGCTCAGGCTCAGTTGCTCTGCCCGAACTACCATCCAAGGCTATGCTTCCGACTGGAGAATTTTCACCGCTTGGTGCTCCAGCGTGCAGCGTTCGCCGCTGCCTGCAAGCCCCGAAACCCTTTCCCTGTTCGTCACTCACGCGCTTTCGCGCGGTAACAAGATAGCCACCGCCCAACGCCGGGTATGTGGGATCATCCACCAACACCGGGAAAGTAACTTCCCCCTTGAATGGACCTGGGAGTTGCGGTCCATCATAGCTGGCGCCCGCCGCATTCGTAGCGAGAAGCAAAGGCAAATGCAACCGCTCGACCTGGCGATGATCGCGAGGATAGCGGAGGCCTTGACGGCGGACGCTGGCAGGGTTGCCGCGCGCGATAGGGCCGTCATTCTGCTGGGGTTCGCGACGGCCTTGCGCCGAAGCAATATATCGGCGCTTACTCTCGACGATATCGCCTTCTGTCGGGAAGGCATCACCGTCCGCGTGCGCAAAGAGAAACAGGACCAGGAAGGAAAGGGGCGCATCGTAGGCATTCCGCGCGGCGCAAACCGCCACACGTGCCCGCTGATCGCCTTGGAATCTTGGTTGGATGTCAGAGGACGCGAGCCTGGCCCACTGTTCGTCCGCATGGACAGGTCGCGGGTTCACCGGCCCCTGGTCACCCTCGCGCCGCAAGGCGTGCTGGGCCTGGTCAAGAGAAACATCGCAAAGATTGGGATCGACGCCACTGAGTACGGTGCACACTCTCTTCGGGCGGGCTTCGTCACTGAAGCGCTCGAAAAGGGCGTGGGCGAAATCAGAGTTGCCAATCATACCGGACATCGCTCGCTAAGCACCTTGCGTCGCTATTTCAGACCCCGCGACCTGTTTAAAGCCAACGCCTGCGCAGCCCTCGGGCTCTGATTTTTTCTTTCGCGCGTGCGACACCTTGCGCATGGTTTCGGACAGCTGCTCGGGAGTCATCTCGCGCATCTGCTGTAGCCTGATCTTACGACCCTTTCGGCCCATCAACTCGGCGGCTTTACTTCGAGGTGACTTCTTCATCTTCGTTAAACTATACTCCAAACATCACCACGTGGCGACATTTATTTTTTCGAGTAGGCTCCTGGACCCTACTGCCGGTAGGTTCCCCGGCCCCGCGATCAGTAGGCTCTCCAATCCAGCGTATTGAGAGTAACTACAGAGAGTACCCAGGAGACCTCGGGTTCACGCCTTCGAGTTCATTCTTAGTCAGTATCCCGTCGTCGTCGTTTTCACCTGTCACCACCTCAGCCTCAGGCTTTGTCGGTGTGCGTTCGACGACGACGGATGATATGCTGGTTGCCCGATGAAATCCGCGCTCCTGATGATCCTCGTTGTTTCATCATCCTGTACAAAACCAGCCGTGAAGGCTCCGGCTCCCCGTTCTCCGCTCGCCAACTCGGCGCCGTTAGAGATCCAGGAAAGGTGCGCGACGGATGCGGCGAGATGGTTCAAAGAATCAGGGATCGGAAAAAGCCCGAACGCCAGCTATGCGAGTCACTTCAACGGCTCGCTCGGACGCTGCTTAGTAGTTGCCTTCGACATCAGCCACTCGGCGGGCGAAAGCCTTAGCTTTAAAACCCTTGCGGACGCCAATGAGAATGAAGTGGTCGGTGAATACAGCTGGTCCACCCACAAAGGCAAAGTCTACTCGGAGGTCGAACCCATAGAATGCCGATTTTACGCCGTCGATGGGACCGTCACTAAATGCAAATCCGACGCGGAATTTGAGGCCGCGCTCTCCTCATACCTGGAGTGGAAGAACCTCTACGGCGGCCAACCTGATCCCCCAAGGTAATCCCGATTTACTTCACTTCCCGCGAGAACCGAAACCAAGTCCCATTTAACCGCTCGACCCACCCCGCACACGAGATCCCATACTTCCGCTCGAAGCTTTCTTTCCCGATCTGGTGATACTCCGCATGTTCTGCCGGCGTCAACGGGATGCACGAATAGTCGGAGGCCTTCAGCTTTGCTCCCCCATCCGATCCTGTGTGGGCAGCTTCGCACCCGCGGTAGCCCGACACTGCCGACGGCATCGTGCGAATCCACGCCTTGTAATGGGAGTCCCTCGGCACGCTGGTCCTTCGAACCTTGGGTGACTTTCGATTGCCCGGACCCCGGCTGAAATAGACGTACCTGAGTTCGGTCATAATCTCCACCACCAGAGGGCGATCCGACCGATCGCCCTCCAAAACCACGATTTCACTGCTGGCCGCCGTCCCAGGTCAGGTACCCATTTTTGTCCGCCGCGATGAACATCGACGTCGCGATCGCGGCCAGGTCCCGAGAATCGAACCGCACGGATCCACCCTCACCGGCTAAGGCGCGCTCGGCCGCCATAGTCGCTCGACCCGCGTCGACCAGGAACAAAGCGAACGCATCGGCAAACTGTCTCTTGGTCGGAATCTGACGCACGGCCGGCGCCGGAGCTGCTACCGGACCAGGCCCATAAGTGCCCGTACCTCGAGCTCCACTCCCCGGATTCGGCGATGCTGCAGACTGCGCGGCCTTCCGCCCTTCATTCCGAACCACTGAATCCCGGAGCTGCGCTTCAAGCGGGGTGTCGGCCCGCTCGGTGACGAGGTATAGGTCCCACTGGGGGCGTTCGTCCCGCCGGCCGGTAGACTTCTTGACGATCATGAACGGCTCACCCACCCGTGGGTTAAGCGTCTCGACCATCTTGGCCGGCCCCGGATCGAGGTACATCACCCGGTTGTCGGAGAGCGAGAACATGATCTGGTCGCCATACTGGCCGGTGACCAGCTTGCCAGTCGGATACTGAAGCGCCACTTCGAGCGGTACGTTTGGAACGAAGCGAACGATTTCACGCGGCATTTGCCACCTCCACACCTAGAGCGAATTCAAGGCCCCGGATCTCGCCTTGGAGCTCGAACAGTTTCTGTGCCCGGCCGGCTTGCGGTTCCCTCGGCGCACACAACACCTGGATCTGGCGGTTGAGTTCGCCGATCCGCTTCTCGATCTGCTCTGGATTACGCACGGTCAAAGTACCTCCGCAACGCAATCCGAACACGAACCCGGACGCACCGGGAAAAAAAGAAATCCAGCATTTACGCCACCTCCTGAGGAAATAGAGACATCTGCATACGCTCGACAACCACCGGTTTCCGCTCCACCACGGCAAGGAACGCGGCCGCCTCGGCCGGAATAAGACCCGCTTCGGTGAGGACGGCCGGCACTGCAACATACTCCCCGTGCTCTTCGCATCCGGAAGCATCGGCTTGGTCGCCATAGAACCGGCAAGAGCACTCCGGCTCGCGATGAAACTCCGCGTCGCACAGGCAGCACAGGAACAACGGAGACTCAGTCCCATCGTTCACGGCTGTCAGATCGACCAGGTCAAACGACCTTGAGCACCCATCGCACTTCATGGTTTCCATCACGGGCGAAGAGTTGTAAATCTCTTCGGCAAAGATCGAGCGCGCATAGTTGCCGACCAGTTCCGAAGTGGTTTGTTGGGAGAAGCGTTCCATGAATACAGTATAGTATAAGCGGCTTAAACAATCAAGAAAATAACCGTGCTGACTTGCAAAAAAGGTACTATCGGCTTAAGGTAGACTCATGGCTAAACAGGACATCATCAGTGAATACCTAGCTACCATCGGTGCCAAAGGTGGCGCTGCGAAGGTTCCGAAGGGTACCAGCGTGTTGACCGCCGAACAACGGAAGGAACAGGGGCGAAAAGGGGCAGAGAAACGTTGGGGTAAGAAGGTGAAGAAAGGGAAGACTACCAAATGACCAACGATTCTACGTGGGGATCTAAGGAGTTCTTCGCGTTCGTGTGGAACCTACTGAACGTGATGCTTATTGAACGAGCGGAACGGGAGGCCCTGACGGAAGCTCTTGGTCTCGCCGGCGTTCTTCCTCCAGCGCGATACGAAAGCATTCGCCTGGCAAAGCGTCAGGCTGCGATCGCGACAATTCAGAAGCTCTCGCAAGAAGGCGAGAGTGCCTGGCTTCGGATGCTGCAAGAGTTCGAAGGCCCTGTTCAATAAGGAACCGGCTCATGGTGCCAGAATAGCTCAGTTACAGACTGAGGCTTTTTCGCGACACACCCTTTGAAGTGGGTGCCGATTGAAAGAGCTGGGACATAGATCGGTTACAGAGTGATGCGTTTTAGCCACGCAAGTGGATTTCAAAATCCACTTCGAAAAGGAGAACCCTTTGGCAAAGTTGACGATAGCGGAAGAATTGGATTCAGCGATCAAGCTGGTTTCGGCTCAGTTCGAAGGACTGTCCAGCCGCGAGGCGGCAGAGGAGTTCTACATGTCCCAGCCTGAATTGGTCACTTGAGAAGAGGCCGTTGAAAAGGCCAAGTAACCAAATGGATCTTTCCGCATGTCACGCTTTTCCGTTATGGTCTTAGTGCACAGATGAGAGCAGCCATTTACGCACGGGTCTCGACGTCCGACCAGGACTGCGCCATGCAGTTGAAGGAACTGCGGCGCCAGGTGCGGCTCCGCGGCTGGAAGCTTGCTGGCGAATATGTCGATACAGGATGGTCCGGCTCGAAAGCGTCCCGACCTCAGCTCGACCGCCTCATGGCGGACGCGCGCAGTCGCACGCTGGATGTCATTTTGGTGTGGAAGTTGGATCGCTGGGGGCGCTCGGTCTCCAATGTTCTCGACAGCCTGAACGAGCTGCGCTCGCTTGGCGTGCGGTGGATCGCCACCACGCAGAACCTCGATACCGACGAGACCAACCCCAACGGCCGGCTGATGCTGATCATTCTGAGCGCAGTGGCTGAGTTCGAGCGCGCCATGATCCAGGAACGCGTCAAGGCCGGAGTGAAGGCCGCCATGGCTAAGGGTGTTCGATTTGGCCGGCCCAAGAAGATCTTTGATCGCGGCAAGGCCGTCCAGATGAGGGCCGATGGCGTGAGTTTCCGCGGAATCGCGCGCGAACTCGGCGTCCCGCTCGCCGCGGTTCAACGTGCTGTATCAGCATGTGCGTCAAACCCACGCCAATCGCGTGTATCGAAAGCCTCGCCAAAACGTGGGCCAAAAGTGACGCAAGGAAAGCACTAAGCTCTCCGCTTCTAACCCCTTGAAATACTGTAGTTTTCGGTACAGGCCCAAACCTCCAGCTCGCGCTCGAGCCTCGTCACTTCCGACGCGCGGGCCCCGGGCGCCGGCGGGCCACTGCCACGAATGTGCACGCCGGATCGCGAAAACAAAAAAGTGGGAAGATCGACCTATGAGCGGAATGGCTGGGCCTCCCGGATCTGGATCGAGGTATCTCTGGTATCGCGCCTGGATGGAGCTTCGCGAATTGGCTGATGAGGCGTTGCGCGCCAAGATGGAGCAGGTCGAGAGGCGCCAGGCCGATGTCCAACGCGAGATCGACCCCGGCTACCACTGATCGACGCTCCCGGCGACAAGCCGGTCAAACAGTACTACGCTGCCGCATCCTCCAGGATCGAGCACACCGGACCCTTGCACCTGCATCCAGGTTTGTGGATCCCCCTATCTACCCACTCGCCCCTGAACGCTCCCTCGTGTTGCATGGCCCATACGGCCAGTAACCCGGTGCTGTTGCCTATCGCCGCCCTGATCTCACACACGTAGCTTGCAACGGTGTTGACGCTGATTTTGAGCCTCATGGCTATTTCTTTGTGCTGAAGACCTTCGCACAGCAACCTGAGGACCTGACGTTCCTTGAGGCTCAATTTCACTAGACCGCGACCATCATTCTGCATGCTTGCCTGATAACCTTCGGGGTACCCGATTACATGGTCCCCATTCTGAGGAATTGCCTCTCTGTATCTTCGCGCACATAATTGATCCTGACAATGGAAGCTGCTGCGAAGCTCAAAGTTGTTCCTCCTGATTCCCCTTTCAACCGCCCCCAGGCAATTGATCGCCTGGGGGTTCTAAACGATATCCTGGCCGACTATGCCGTCCAGATCGCCCCGTTCGAGGCGGAAGCCGACGAATTGGAAGCGAAGCTCCTGGCAGGCTACGAAGGTAAGGACGTCGAGAAGGTCTTCACCGATGAGGGGCTGATCTACCGCCTCAAAGTCGGAGCGGCCGCCGATGTGCAGCAGCTCGACATTCCGGCTCGCGCGAAAGTCTTCCGCGAGATCGGCAAGGACACCTATATCGCTCTCTGCAAGCCGACGTTCGAAGCGCTGAAGTCCGCGCTCACCCCGGCTAAGTACGAGCAGCTCATTCGCAAAGAGCGCGTTGGTAAGCGCTCCATCAAAACTGTGGTCAAAGCAGCGCCGGTACCAGTGAAAGCCGCGGCGTAAGTCTTCACGTGCCGTCGGTACCGAAGGTGCCGGGGCGAACGCGCGAAACCGGACCGGAACGGAGTTTCGGGTACCGGGGCTCGCGACGGCCATATCAAAAGCTTTTCCCTTGCGCCGTGGGTACGGCGTTCCCCGCGTGGATAACAGGAGCCGACGTGTCTCATCAGAAGATTCGAGTGCTGGGCAGTACGACTCCTGGCGCGATGACTAGCATCGATCGAGCCATCAAGCTTGTTGCCAAGGGGCGTGCGGAGTTCGTCGACGATTCCTCGATCCGCATGATCGACAAGCCGCGAGCGGCCGCTATCCCCGGTTCGGGTGAGAAGCGATCGCGGCCGGCAGTCAGGCATTCAGCCGATCCGCTCGACGTGGTTCCGTTCAAACCCGACGCGTTTACCGGACAAACGTATCTGCACTACCCGCAGGCAGCATGAAACCCTTTGGTGCATTTTGGATGGGCTCTCTCATGACGAAGTTCTTCGCTCTATGCCCGCCGCGGTGTTGTGCCGCGAACTGATCGCCCTGGTCGACCTCATGTCGGCCCCGATTCTGATGAGCGAGCTGGACGAATGCCCTACGGAGTCGAACCTCCCTGTGAACCGGAACCCTGCTTTCTTATGAAGCTCGAAGCTGTCATCATCTCGGCCGGATGCGCGGACTTTCTCGCGCACACCCTGCCTTTTAATAAGCCGCACTTCGATCGCATCGTAGTAGTTACGGCGCCGGAAGATCGCGACACCCAGCGCATCTGCGACTACTGGGGAGTCACCTACGAGCGCACCGACAAGCTGAACACCCGGTGGCAAGGCGTATTCAGCAAGGGCGCCGGCATCAACGTCGGCCTCGATAAGCTCGACAAGGACGGCTTCGTGGTGCACATGGACGCCGACATCGCGCTTCCACCGCACACGCGGCGCTCGCTCGAAGCGATGGACCTCGATCCTTCAATGATCTATGGGATCGACCGCCTGGAGTGCAAGAGCTGGGAAGACTGGCAGCGGTTCATCGGTAACCCCGACCCTGCCATCCAGGGGAACGGCTTTTTCATTCATACGACTCATGCGCCGTTCCAACTGGGTACCAGAGTAGCGTTTCAGCACCACGGCGGCTACATCCCGATCGGCTTCTTTCAGATGTGGCATCCGGCTGAGTCAAAAGTAACCAAGTATCCCGAGGGCCACACCGACGCCGGCAAAGAGGACGCCAACTTCCCGACGCAATGGCCTCGCCGCAAGCGCGCGCTCATCCCGGAAATCCTTGGCTATCACCTGGAATCGGAACCGGCGGAAATGGCGGTCAACTGGAAGGGCCGCAAGACCAAGCCCTTCAGGATCGAGTAAGTGGAGCTGGCGCCCCGCGTTTTCCGACAAGCCGACATCGTGGCTGCACGGTTTGCCCGAGGCCTTCCGCTTGCGTTGCGCACACAAACCCGCGACGATCTCAGGCAGGAAGCTTTACTCGCTGCATTGCTGGCGATTCCGCGAATCGATCCGGCCATCTCGCAGGGTACCTCGTTCCTCGAAGCGCGCATGACCGGCGCCATGATCGACTACGCCAGGCGCGAAACCGGAGCGCGCGGCGAGCGGCCGCCTCGGCAGAACGTGCCGATCCCGGTGACGATGTCCGACGAGTCGAGCGACGTCATGCACACCACTCTGTTGAGTGAGGTCCGGACTTGGGGACGCTTTCTCGGAGGGCAACAGGCTGCGGTGTTCGCCTGCATGCTGCGCGGCCTCACTGGCAACGAGACCTCGATAGAGCTAGGACTCTCCGTACAGCGGGTGAGTCAGTTGAAGCAACACCTGATCGCCAAGCTCCGGCGAAAGCTGAGGATTCGAGTGCAGGACGAAATTGAACGAATGATGGGCGAGGGTTGCCCGCACGATATACCCGCGCCATGCGACGCGGAAACGCGTTTGTCCCACATCGTTAGCAACCACAGCACTGCGATTGATGTCGCGGCCGCCGGAAGCCTCGACGCGGGGCAATAAAGGGGAGATTGCTGCGCGGGACGGATAAGCGCTGCCGTCCCGCCATCTCCCCGCACTCACACAGGTAAACGATTATGAACGCCGAAGCCATCGCCACCCAACTGGGTCTGCACGAAACCAAACTGGAGAACCACGGCGTTCGCCTCTCCACCGCAGAGGAATTCATCAAGGACGTGAAGTCTATGTTCCGCAAGATCATCGTGGGACTGATCCTCGCCGGCGTCGCCGCGCTCATTGATGTGGCGGTGCACCATTGATCTTTGGCGTAGCTCTCGGAATGCTGCTGGCGTTCGTCGCCGGCTTCCTTACCGGACTTCATGCGGTGTTCGGACTGCGCGGCGATGACGACGATCCGTTGACTCTGAGCCGCACCGCAAAGAGCGCGCCGGCGAAGAAATTCTTTCCAGGTGAACCAGACGAGCCGGTGTATGAAGGTCCGAACTGGGACCTGCCCGGCGTTGAACGATAGCGGATGGCCGGCAAGAGAAAACAGCAGCCGAAAGAATGGAACCCGAGCCCGCGCATCCGCGCCTTTCTCGCGGCGTATCGGTTGACCTGCAGCATCACCAAAGCAGCCAAGGCCGCCGGCGTCAGACGGGAAGCTCACTACCGGCTGATGGAGCGATCGCCGGACTATAAGGTGGCCTTCAATGAAGCGACGGTTATAGCGGCCGATGCTCTCGAAGACGAAGCTCTTCGCCGCGGGCGCGAGGGGCTGCTCAAGCCAAAGTTCTATCACGGCGAACTGGTCATGGTTCCGAAGAACCCGGCGGACCCTGAGTGCAAAGTGTTCGTGCCCTACCTCGAACGCGAGTACTCCGATCAGCTGCTCATCACGGTTCTGAAGGCGAAGAAGCCGGAGCAATACCGCGACAGGGTCGAACACGAGCTGGGCGACAAGACGGTCAAGCGCTTCGAAGGCACGATGGAAGATTTGCTCGCGCTCTATAGAAAACTCACCACTCCTGAGGAAGACGACGACAAATGAGACTTGCTAGTTTACTTTCCGGCCTGGCCGCGATGCTGGGCTTCGGCGGCAAGCATTCGCTTAATCCCACAGGCGGCGATCCGCAGCGGCCGTACGTTGCACCCAAGGACATTCGCCCGACTCACGTCTATCGCGGCGGCCGGCATTCGCGAACAGCAATCGGGTGCCCCGCGTGCTTTCACTACACCTCGAAGCGCGGCCTTTGCATGAACCGGATGTGTTTCAGGTTCAACGCCGCGACTGCGCGCACTCACCCCGATCTGCTGAGCCTTCATCGCGGCGTTCGCCTCAATGCCCAAGCTCGCTGGGAACGCGGCGGTATGGCCGCTCTCTGGGCGCGTTGACTCCAAGCCTTACTCCGGCTGAGGCCGCGGCACTGATACGCGGGTTCACCGATCACGAGAAGTTTTGCTCGCACCTGAAGATCCGGAACAAGGAAGGGCTTGCGGTCCCTTACCGGACGTCACCGGGCGGATCGAAGCTCAACCGCGTGATCGAGGGAATGCGGCGGCGCATGCTCCCGGTGCGTGTGGTGGTTCTGAAGGCCTCGCAGGTCTGGATGACCAGCTCGGCCTCGACCCAGATGTTCCGCCAGGTCCCGTTCTTCCCCGGCCGCCGCGGCCTGGTGTTGGCTGACACCGAGTTGCATGCCGATCTGGTCTTCAGCTACTTCCGGCAGTACATGGAATCGTACGCGGAGAATCCGTATGGCGCGGAACTCAACGCGGCGATCAAACTCCCCGCGCTGGTGAAGGACACGGAGCGCTGGGTACGCTGGGCCAACGAATCGAGCGTCCTGGTCCACACCGCCGGAAACGTGGATGTGGCCAGGTCCGCGCCCTTCAACTGGGTGATTCTGTCTGAGGCAGGTTTCTATCGCGACCTCGGCGCGGTGATGACGGGATTGATGCAGCGCATCCCGAACTCACCCGATTCCGGCCTCATCGTGGAGTCGACGGCCAACGGGATGGGCGGAGACTTCTACGATCTCTGCCGACTTGCGATGGACCCACGCCGGCGAACCGGCTGGGAGTTCCTGTTCTTCGCGTGGTGGGAGCATCCGGAATACCGGCTGAAACCAGACCCCGGTTTCAAGCTCATGCGCGACGAGCTGGCCGAGCTGCAGAAGTACAACCTGCATGTCGATCAGATCGCCTGGCGGCGCCGGCAGATCGAGACCGCCTGCGAAGGCAAGATCGAACGCTTCCGGCAAGAGTTCCCGGCGAATCCGGAGGAAGCATTCCAGTCGACCGGACGCACGATCTTCGATCTCAAGGCAATCGCGCGCATGCCGGAGATCAGAGAAGCTCCGCGCGGGCGACTCGACGTCGTCGACCTGGGAATCGAGAAGCGGGTACAGTTCCTGCAATCGGAAGACGGCCGCGGCGAACTGGTCGTCTACCACGTGCCGCGCAAGGCCGGCCGCTACATCATCGGCGTCGACCATGCCGAGGGAATCGACCCCGGAGCGAAGAAGGGCGCCGGCGGTTCAGATCCGGACTTCTGTTCGGCAACCGTGATGGACGCCGACACCGGCGAAGAAGTCGCCAAGCTGAAGGAACGTTACGAGCCTTCGCCCTGGGCGCATCGGATTTACTGGCTGGGCAGGTTTTACAACTGGGCTTTCATCTGCCCCGAACAGAAGGCCGTCGGCAAGGCCGTGATCGGCCATCTGTTGAGTCATGACGACGATCACCCGGCTTACCCTCAGGAGCTGATTTACGCGAGGCAGCGCGATCCGAGCGACCGCCGGACGGCATTGCTGCAGGAGCTGGGTTACGAAACCAACGTCGTGAACCGGCCGATCCTGATCTCGAACCTGGATAACGCGGTCCGCTCAGGCGCGATCAAGGTACACGATCCGGAGACGCTGCAGCAGCTCCGCGAGTTCGTCAGGAAACCGAACGGCCGCGAGGAAGGTTTGGGCCACGACGACGACGTCTTCGGCCTGGCTCTGTGTGTGGAAGCGCTGCCTTATGCGAGAAGGGCGTTCGAATATCGCGACACCCTCGAAGAGCAGCAGGGCGTGCAGCAGTGGAAAGCCAAGAGTTACAGGATGCAGGGCAGACGAGACGACGATGACTAACGCGGTAAGCTCCGACAACTTCAGCATCGCCGCGATCGCGTACCGCTACCAGTGTTCCGCGTGTGACGTGCAGGTCGTAGAGGCCCATCGAATTTATCGGCAACAGGAAATTCCAAACGCCTGCGTTCCTGCCGGCTGGAAGCGCATGGGATGGGAGTTCTTTTGCCCGGCTCACGAGGTTGGATTGATGATCGACGGCGAAGAGAGAGGCCTGCTCAGTGACTTCTGATCGCGACGGAAACCGCTCGAACCCTTACCAACCGAATCCAGAGATGTGCTGCGAGGCCTGCACCTTCGGGTCGGGTGAGCACGCTCCATGGTGCGAGGTTGACCGCGGCGTTCCGGGCGATCCCCCGCTCAAAGCTGCCATGCGTTGGACGCTTCGACAGATGTTGGCAAACGCCTGATGCCAAAGACCTTTCAACTCCAGATCTCCGGCGCCGAAAAGAACCGCTTGGTGCAGCGCATTGAGCAGGACTTTCTGCTTTGCAAAGCCTCTCACCTGCGCTGGTCTCAACGATGTGCCGGTTGGTTGCAGAAATGGGAAGGCCGCGTCGACCCCGCGAGAGCCGGCGACGAAGACAAGCCGAACCACGTGGTACCGCTCACGCAGTGGCAGTGCTTCAACAAGTTGGCCAGGGACATACAGGCGCTCCTGGGAGACGACGCGGAGATCACGGCGAAAGCCACCGGCCCGTCAGACGCGCAGAAAGTCGCGAAGATCGGCCGCTACATGACCTCGCGGGTATTCGATCAGATGCAACTGATCAATCCGCTGTGCGTCTTCGAGTTCCGCCGCATCCTGAACGGCTGGAGTGCAGCATACCGGCCCTGGTGGAAAGACGAGTTCACCACGATCAAGGGTGGCAAGCCCGTCCGCGTGTGCGACTACGAAGGGCCTGGATTCTTTCCGCTCGAGCCCGACGATCTGATGGTTCCGGCGGAGCGCGGCGTCATGTCGCTGCAGGATTTCAGCTTCGTCATTCGCAGGGTACCGGTATCGGTCGACGACCTCATCCGCGGCGACGGCACGCTCTACCAGGGCACGTCAGACCCGGCGATGGTGGACAAGCTCATTCAGTGGGCGCAACAGGGTCCCTCGAACGATTACACGCTGGTCGGACAAGATCCGGTGCGGGAAGAGCGCGAGAGATCGGAAGGCGTCGACTACGACTCGTTTATGTACGGCCGTCGCATCCTGTGGGTGTGGGAATGGTACGGCAAGTGGCGGCCGCTGAAGAGTCAAAAGAAGGACGGGGAGGAAAACAACCTCGAAACCCGCCAGCTCTTCGAATCAGACTGGGTGGTGAAGTTCATCCCCGGCCTCAAAGAAATCGTCGGAGTCCAGGACCTTCTGCAGCTCTATCCGAAGATGAAGCGGCGCCGGCCGTTCGTCGAATCGACGCTCATCAAGGATGGCACTTACAGGCCGAAAGGCTTCGGCGCGCTGCTGGAGGATCTGGAGGACGATCTCACCGCCAACTCGCAATTGTTCCAGGCTGCCGGCGAACTGAGCGTGTGGCCCCTCATCTTCTTCAAACCGGGCGGTGCGATGAAGCCCGGGGCCATCCGGCTCGAACCGGGCATGGCGTATCCGACTGAAGACCCGGCATCCGTCAACGTCGTGAAGCTCACGCCTAACCTGGAATTCCTCATGTCGCGGCAACAGGACATCGTGGGGATCGCGGAGCGCGTCACCAGCATCACCGATCAATCGCTCGGCAGATCGATCGACCGTCCTAACGCACCGCGAACGGCTTCCGGCCAGCTCGCACTGATCGAGGAAGGCAACGTCCGGGCGTATCTCGACTCGACCATCCTACGAGAGGACACCGAGCAGATCATCAGCGATTTCTGGGATCTGGATTGCGATCTGGTACCGAAGACGGATCCCGGCCTCTTCTTCCGCGTCACCGAAGAGCAGGCCAACGGTTTGTTCGATGTGAAGCAGGGCGGCGCCTACATGCAGCCCAAGGAATTCGGCGGCCGCTATGACTTCAAGCTGAAGTTCGCCACCAGCGTGTGGGCGCGCCAGGCGAAGAAGCAGGAGCTGCTCGGCTTCGTTCAGCTCGCCATGCAGAACCCGTTGATCGTTCAGAATCCTCTGGCGCTCTGGGAACTCACCAACCGTGTGGCAAGGGAATTCGGCATCAGCGATTTCAGCTCGATGGTTCCGCGGCCGCCGGCGCTCGATCGTCCCCAACTTCCGGAAGACGAGTGGACGCAAATGCTCGAAGGCGAGGTTGTTCACGTCAACCCGCAAGACAACGATCAGCAGCACATCGCCGAGCATACCCAGGACCTCGAACAGGAACGCCGCGACAAGGATCGCAACGAACAGGCGATCGGCCTCATGGTGCCTCACATCATGGAGCATCAGCGGCAGATGAAGACGAAGCAGATGATGTCGGCGCTCACCACGCAGCTGATTCAGCAAACTGCGATCGCCGGCCATCCTGCAAACGGCATCGACCCGGGGATTCTCCAGCGATTGGAACAAATGTCGCAAATGCCCGGTCAACCTGGTCAACCGGGCCAACAGCCAGGCGCGCCTGGTCCGGGCGGACCGCCTCAGATGCCTCAGGCGAACCCGGTGCCTCCAGGCGATATTCCGCCTCCACCGGCCGCTGCGGGCGCTCAGCACGTGCCGCAAACGATCCTACCGGGGTAACGAGCCATGCAAGACGAACTGTTAGACAGCGGCGACAAGGACTCGATTGAGGAGCTTCTGATTTCGCCAGGCTACGCCCTGGTGAGAAAGCGGATCCAGGATGAGATCGCGCGCCTTCAGGCCACGCTGGAGGGCGATCTCGAAATGCCGGCGACATACAAAGTCCGCGGACAGATCGCAGGCTTCCGGACGGCGCTGAGCATCCCGGAGATTCTGATTTCGGAAGTGCCTGTTAAGGAGAAACGACGATGAGCTTCGCAGCAGTGCAACGGAAAATCGAAGGCGAAGGGTACGGCAAGAAAGCCGCCGGCGCCATCCTCGCCAGCTCTTCGGCCGCAAAGAAGGCCAACCCGAACCTGAAGAAGGTAACGGGAGCGGCGCCCAAGAGCAGGAAGCACATGGAAATCGAAGAGACCGATAACGGCGGTTTCATCTCGAAGACCACGCACCTGCAGCCGCGTGGCGACGATCACAGCTACCGTCCGAATCCCGTGACCACAGGACAGCACGGCAGCTTGCGCGCGTTGCAGGGTCACATCCGCCAAACCTTCCCACCGAAGAAAGGCGCGCCCTCGGCTTCGCCGGCAGCTCCGACGCAATGGTCTGGAGTCGCGAGCAAGATGCTGGGCCACAGTTACTAGGAGACTTCAAATGACGAGCAGAACTTTCGAACGAGCTTACTTATCCGCGGTTGTCGCATCCGGACTTCTCGCAAAGCATGGCGTCGATCACGGCGGAGTAAACGCCGGCGTCGTAGCCGAGAAGTCGGTGGCGATCGCGGACGCGATCATTAAGCACTGCGATGTCGACGATGTCGAGCCGCTTCCCGAGCATCCGCACACGCAGACTGAACCCTTTTCCGAACCGAAGCCGAACACGCCGGCGTCCATCGGCGATTCGGGAGTTGCCGGATCCGAATTGCAGCCGGTACCGCCGACAACCGATCCCAGCGCCTCCCAGGAGTAGCGATGCCCTGGAAGCCGGCGGATGCCAAAAAGAAAACTAAGAAGGCCTCGACGCCGAAGAAGCAGCGCGAGTGGGCGGACATAGCAAACCGCCTGCTCGCGTCGGGTACGCCTGACGGCAAGGCCATTCAGCAAGCCAGTGGAGTGGTCAAGAAGCGATGAATCCTAGCGGAAAACTTGCCATTGCCTCCGATTTCACTTCGGGTCTGGTCACCATGACGGTAAATAATGGCTCTTTCAGCACCGTCGTATCCCTTCTTCCAGAGCAGGCCGAGTCCTTGGCGAAGACTCTCAGTTTGGCGGCGTGCGCCCTCCGACCGTCATGAGTGTCGGCATCATCATCGGCGAGCAGTGCCCCTATTGCACCAAGTTTCGAAGCCCGCTTGAAATCATCCATCAGCCAGGCGGCGTCAAGATCTGCATTCCGTGCGAGCAAAGACACCTGGAAGCGATGCAATCCATCGCGACAGGCCAGTTCCTAGGCGACTGCTCGGAGTGTGGAACCAAAGCCGACGAACTGAAGGCGCAACGCAAGTGCGGACCGCGCGGGGAGATGGCCGTTCATTTCGAGAACGGCAAGTATCGCGTGATGTGCATCCCCTGCAATCGGACGTACGTTCCGAAGCGCGCGGAGCTTTACGGTCAAACAGAATTCGGAAAGGCGATAGGTCTTTCCTGAGGAGTAAACAGTGCCAAACGACGTCATCGACCAGATCGATGCAAATGAACCCGTAGTGCCCGGTGAGGGCCAGGGACAAGGCGACAAGGTCACAATCAACAAATCGGAGCTGGAGAGCCTCCAGCGCCAGGTAAGAGAACTCGGAGAATCCGAACGCACGTGGGCAGGCATCGCGCGCGGCAACGCAGGGCGAGTAGCCGAACCGCAGGTGGTCGAGGAAGACGACGAACTCGACTCTGCGCAGTTCATGGATGACGACGCGGCGGACATCCCTGCAGACGACAACGCCGAAAAGATGGTGGCGGACATCGCGTCGGAGGGAGTCAGGGCGATCAGCAAGCGCGGCTTCGTCACCGGCAAGCAAGCGCAGGAGATCGCGATTGAAGCTGCAAAAGCAGTGACTAAGGAAATGATCGGCAGGGAGGTCTCCAAGCGGACGACCGACACCGCGATCATGGAGAAGTTCCCCGAGCTGCGCGATCAGAACTCGGAGCTCTTCAAGGAAACGGCCGCCAGGTTCAAGGAAGCCGTGGCGATCGATCCCAAGTCGGCGAAGAACCCCGGCGCTTTGTTCCTCGCGGCGAAAGCTGCCAAGGAATCGCTCGAACGTAAGAACCCTTCACGCGGCCGCGACGATGACTTCGAAGACGAGCAGGACCGCCGCACACGCGTTCGGTCCCAGGACAGCCGTCCCTCGGGACGCGCGGAGATCGACGACGACGACATGCTTGGCAACGAAGCGAAAGCCGTAATCGCCGGCATGGGCATCAGTCAGGATCAGTTCAAGACCAGCCGCAAAGAGCTGGGCATCAGTGGCGCTCGGAGGAGACGGTAATGGCGAGAGCAGCAAAAAACGCGATCAAGGTGGCCGGCGGCATAGGGGAATCGAAAATCTTCTGCGCACCGGAAAACGAACGCCATGTCACCGGCGTCGACCGTCTGAAGGAATGCCACATCGACGGCGTGAAGATCGCCGATCTGAATCTGGATCCGGCGGTGCTGGTGGCGCTCGATTACTTCGCCACCGACGAGGGCATCAAGGAGCGCGAGACCGCGCCGAACGCCCGCCCGTCTAGCGGAGTGACTATGGGTAAGGACCCCTTCGCGAAGTCGCTTCAGCAGCGCCGCGACGACGTTAAGCAGCGCGGCATGCCGCTCACCGATTCGCGCGATCCATTTAAGGAAGTCGCCGATAAGTATGCCGTCGAAGGGATGACGCCCAAGTTCCTTTCCGCCAAACGGATTCAGGAAGAGGGCTCGACCGGTATTCACGAGATCGTCCACAAAGAGGGTGGCGATCCGGTGAAGGTCAAAGGAATGATACTCGCCCACGCTCCCACGGACCTGGTGAAGCAACGCAACGAGGGCTTCCGCCAGCGCGGCAATCAGCTTTTGAGGCAGATCGAAGACAACGTCCGCTCTGAAGACGGCATCGTCGATCGGTAGCATCTCGAATTTTCTGGCAGTAAGTAACAACCCAACGCGAAGCAGGCGCGTCCACTCCCGTCCCTGAACAAGGGCATCCGGACGCCAGCAGACCTCAGCATTGCCAGGTCTTCGCTCCATGAGGCGCAACCACACCACTCAAGGAGTAGAAGTGTATGGCAAATAACAACGCGCCGTTCGGTTTCAAGCCGACGATGCGCACCCTGTCCGGAGCGGCGGGTTCCCTCGTTCCGGCTCACAAGATTGCGGGCTACGGCACCGCTCTCTTCATGCAGGACGTAATCACCCACGCGGCCGCGGGTACCAAACCTACCGTAGCGATCGACGCTGCCATCACCCCTGGAACCACACCGGTTCTCGGCGTCAACCTGATCTATGGCGCGGCCTCCGCCGCAACCGATCACACGATCGTGTTGGCGGGCGCCGGCGCTATCTTCGTCGCTCAGGGCGATGGAACCGGGGCCACTTTCCTGGTCGCGGCTTCGATGAACAAGAATGCGAACCTCGCGCTCACCGCTGGGGATACCTCGCTTCTGCGATCGAAGCATCAGATCTCGGAAACGTCGATCAACACCACCAACACGCTGGATCTCAGGGTCCGCGGGTTGTACAACAACGCCAACAATGCGCTGGGCCAGTTCGCGCAGGTCTTTGTGACCTTCAACAACCTGGTCGACAGCAATCAGGAGGCGGGCATCTAAGCCTGAGCCTCCCGGCTCCGGCTTTCAGCCCGAACACAATCAATGCAAATCAGAGGTCAGTTTTCCGACTTTTTCTTCGAGACCATGCTGCCGGCGCTCAACGCGAAGATCTGGCAGGCGTTCAAGGCGAAGAAATTCCTGGGCGGCACGGTGCTCAATACCGACACCACCACCCGTTCGATCGAGCAGTTCGCGCAAATGGCAGGCGTGGGGCTTCCCGTCCTGGTGGGCGAAGGTGAAGACACCCCGACCGATAACTTCGTTCAGGGATACAGCAAGACCTTCAAGCCGCTGAAGTATGGTCTGGGCATCCCGGCGTCGCTCGAATTGGTGGAAGACGACAAGTGGGGCGTGATCTCGCGCCGCGCCGTCGCTCTCTCCAACTCCATCTATCAGTCCCGTGAAATCCAGGCCGCTTCCGTCTTCAACAACGGATTCTCCGGCTCCTTCAACGGGCCTGACGGCGTCCCTCTGTTCTCCGCTTCTCACCCGCTCATCAAAGCCGGCGGCGTGCAGAACAACATTCTTTCCACCGCGGCCGATCTCGACGTCGGCTCGCTCGAACTGGCGCTCACCGACTGGGAACTCATCAAAACCCACGAAGGTTTCTTCCAGTTGCTTCCCACTCCGCGTGTCATGGTGGCTTCGGCGAACCGCTGGAACGTCACCGAGATCCTGAAGTCTCAGACTCGCTCGGACACCGCCAACCGCGTTTCAATCAACGCGTTCCAGGACGGCACCGAAACCGGCACCGCCATCGAACCGCTGGTGTGGCCCTACCTGACCGATCCCGATGCCTGGTTCCTTGTGGCGCCGGCGTCGGACACCGAGACCATGTGGCTCGACCGCAAGGCTCCTTACACCAAGTCGGACTTCGTCGAAAAGAACGAGACCGGCTACGTGTACATGCGCTACCGCGCGGACTTCGGCTTCTATGGCTGGCGCGGTGTGTATGGGACCCCTGGGGCCTAAAGCTCCTCCGAAGTAAAGCACTGGGGCCGTGTCGCGAGATGCGGCCCCGATTTTTTCACACAGGAGAAAAGCGATGTCTTTCATTTATCCAGCCGACCAGGAAAGCGGGGCGAACCCCCGCAATTACACACGGTTCACGCTCGCACGCTTCAAAGCCCGCTATCGCTCGCTTGTCGGCGATTCGAACGCGGCGAACAAATGCCCACTTATTGTGGAGGGCGCGCCCAACCAAACCGAAGATCTGATCGAGGTCTACAACTCCAGCCGCGTCGGATTGTTCTCTGTCGATGCGAATGGCAACGTCAAGCAAGGCGGCGTCGTCAACCTGACCCAGTCCGTCGCTCAGGTCACTCTCACCGCCGCGCAGATAGCCACGCTCAATAGCGTCCCGGTCTCGCTGGTCGCGGCTCCCGGCGCCGGCATCGCGTTGATCGCTCAGGCGATGTTCTTTCAATTCAAGTTCGGGACGGTTCAGTTCACGACTTCGACCGGCACCACTCAGCCGGTGTATCACGGCGCAACCACCAACCTGCTCGCCGGCGCGATTGCCGCGACCACGATTAAGGGGAGCGCCAATGCCACGATCTCGTTGGGCGGTCCGGCTACCGCTACTGCGGTAACTACCAACGTCGGCATCGATCTCGAAACGTCCAGCGCGGACTTCTCAGGCTCGGGCGATTCGACGGCCATCGTGACTTTGTTCTACGACCAGCTCACCCTCGGTTAATGCGATGAAATTCCTTCTACACGCATCCGGCAACGAGCTGGCCACCAAATCGGGTACCCCGCTGGTCTTAGGATCGGCGGGGATGCGCTCCCTCAAATCGACGCGGACTCTCATCTTTACCCTGGATGTGACCGCGGCCGACTCCGGTGGAACCTACGATATTTACGTCACCACTGGGGACGATACCTCGAACTGGGACGTCGTCCATTTCTCTCAAATCGCCGGCACTGGTGCGAAGCGCTATACGGCGCGCGTGAAGATCGACGCGGACCCGATGGGGACCGTCACCACGGCCACCCCTGGTGTTGCCGCTATCGATCCCGCCACCCTTGCCACCGTGACGGCTGGCTCAGCTCAGGGCATTAAGACCCTGGGGGCCGGACTTGTGCGGCACGGCGCGATCGGCAACACATTCAGCCACGAGCTGGTGGCCGCCGGAACGGTAACGACCGGAATCACCTACAGCCTGACCATGACGGCGGAGTAAGACATGAGCTATAGAGGCGACTTTCGCGCCGGCGACACCATAGACTTGAAGTTCCAGACGCTGAACGTGTCGGCGGTTCCGACGACGCTTGCCGGAACCCCGGCCATCAGCGTCTATAAGTCGAACAGCACCACCGAATCGACCGCGGGCATCACGCTGACTGTCGATTTCGACACTCGCACGGGCATGCATCACGTCCGCATCGCCACGGCTTCTGACGGCACCTTCTACGCCGAACAGAACGATTTCGATGTGGTGATCACGGCCGGGACGGTCAACTCCGTTTCGGTTGTCGGCCGGGTAGTCGCCTCTTTCTCTCTCGCCAACCGCTCCGCTTTGCGTCCTGCAACCGCCGGCCGCCAGGCCGTTGTGAATTCCGATGGCACGGTCCAGTCGGACATGCAGGAAATCCTCTCGACGGCAGTTTCAACGCCGGCGACGGCCGGTATTCTCGACGTCAACCTCAAGAACATCGCGAACGCGGCAGTCGATACCACCGCGGCTCAGCTCGGTGTGAAGCTGGTTTCGAGCGCCAACGTCGATTTCACGGCCGCGCAGAAGACCAGCCTCAACGCCTCGACGCCGGCCAGTATTCAGGGTGCAGTGGCGACAGTTACATCACCGGTCTCCGTGACAGGAGACTTCAGCGCCACGATGAAGACGAGCCTCAATAGCTCGACACCCACGGTGAGCGCAGTGACGCTTAGCGGCGACCTCACTTCCACCATGAAGACGAGCATCGCCACCATCGTAGGAACCGCGCAAACCGGCGACTCCTACGCGCGCATCGGGGCGGCCGGCGCCAGCCTCACGGCCCTTGGCGACACCCGCATTGCAAATCTCGATGCCACGGTTTCAAGCCGTCTCGCGCCCGCCGGCACATTGGCCACTGTTACCACGGTCACCAACGTGACGAACGCGCCCACGTCCGGAGATCTGACCTCCACGATGAAAGCGAGCGTTACGGCTGCAGTACCGGCAGCTTCGGCGATAGCGGCCGCCGTGAGCACCCATCAGCCGGCCTCGGAGACTTATGCGACCGATGGCGCCATCCCGACTCTCGAACAGTTGCTGCTGATGATCTGGTCCACCATCTCCCAGTTCGGCGTATCGGGTACCACGATCACTTGTAAAAAGCTCGACGGTTCGACGACGTCGATGACTTTCTCAACCGATAGCGCGACCGCTCCGACCGAAAGGACGCGGGCATCGTGATCGCCGTGATCGTGCTGCGTCTCGGCGCGGCCCTCGTCGTGACGGCCGGCTTCACGCCCGGTCCGCCTCCGCCGTCCGGCTCCATCTTCAGATCCGACGATTACCCGCAGTCTCCGGCCATTTTCAAGAACGAGTCATGACCTACGGCGACATCAAATTCCGCCTCACCAAAGCCTTCCCCGGCGTCGATCTCGACCTGATCGAGGGCTGGATCAACGATCGCTATGCCGAGATCCTCGGTGAACTGCCCTGGCAACGGCAGAACGTCGAATCCGTTCTCGTCACCGTTGCGCCTGACACCACGGGCGCTGTAGCGCTCACCCAGGGATCGACGGCTGTCACGGGCGTCGGTACCGCCTGGGCGTCGAACGTCAATGGACGCGCATTCCGCACGCCGCCGCGTTCCGAGTTCTACCAGTTCACCTATGTGAGCGGGACGTCAGGCGTTCTCGACCGGCCTTACGAGGGCACACCGGTCACTCCGCCAACTCTCGTCGGCAACATCGGCAGCGGAGATCTCACGGCAACGCTCAGTTCCACCGAAGGCCTCGACATCGGCCAATATTTGCTGATCGATTCCGAGGCTGTACAGGTGGCCAGCATCTCTGGATCCGGCGTGGGAATTACTCGAGCTGCCCTCGGCACATCCGCCGCGAGCCACACCGCGAGCGGGATCGTCACACCGCTGATTCCTTACACTCTTTTCCAGCACATCTACCCGCTGCCACCGGATTGCCGTCTCCTCGAAGACGACGCTTTCTCGGGTAAGTTCGGGCCGATGAAGCGCACCACACACGCTCAGTTGAACGAAAGCGATCCGTGGCGCGTCACGACGGGCGTTCCCCAGCAATGGATGTCCTACATGGACGACAACTCGACTCCGCCGCTGATGCAGGTCGAGATCTGGCCGGTACCGGAAAAGGCCGTCGGCATCCCCTTCACGTACGCGACTCAGGATGGACCGCTCACTGCCACCGGCACTCTCCTGAAAATCTGGCTGCAGCCGGCCGCACTGATCGAAGGAGTGACGGCGAAGATCAAAGCGCACCTGAGGGACTACACCGGCGCGCAGCTGCATCAGGCCGCGGCGGGGATCGCGCTCAAGGTCATGCGCGGCTCCGAGGCTCAGGGAATGGCGCCGGCCGTCTTGAAGATCGACAGCTATTACACAGCCCATCGGCGGAGACGCGGCCGGTGCTGACAACCGACATCCTCGACCGGGTCATCACGCGAGTTGACGACGATGCGGAAGCTCCGGTGTCGGTGACGGAAGCGGAAGCGTTAGCGGCCGTCAACGAAGGCCAGGACCTTTTCTCATGGCTCACACTCTGCCTGGAGACCACGGCGACGTTGACGTTCCCAGCGAACACACCGTTCGGAACCATCCGCGATAGCTTCCCTGACTTCCTGGTACCGCTGAGGGTTGTGGTGGGGTCCACGCGCCTGAGACCGGTCACATTCGGCGATCTCGATGTGCTCGACGATCAGTGGCAGGCTCGCACGGGGGTTCCGTCCCGCTATGCGGCGCTCGGCTTCGACTTCTGGGCGGTCTATCCGCAACGGGCTTTCAATCTGCCGTCTAGCTGGACCTACGCTCAGTCACCTGGCCTCCTCACCGGATCTGCAGGTGAGGTACCGCAGATTCCCGAGCAGTACCACCCCTCGCTCATCAGCTATGGAATCTACCGCGTCAAGCTCAAGGAAGGCGCGCAAGGCCTGACCAGAGGAAAAGAGCAGCTCAACTTATTCCTCGACGCGGCTACGGAACACGGCGACTTTGTGAGGGCGCGATCGCGCGCCGCGCGCTACGACACGTTGCCCTTCGAGCTTAAGACCTTCGATCGCGCGCGGCTCTTCGGCCGCACTCCCCGAATCCGGCGAGGAATGCCGGCGTCGCCGATCGCAGGCACCACCGAACCGGGCGATGCCGCCGGCGGAGCGACTCAATGACCGGCGATCTCGATACCACCCAAGTCATCACCGACGTGTTGCCGGCGCTGCACGCCGCCGACACGGCGGATTTGTATTGGTGGCAACTGACCGACCTGATCGAGTTCATGGATGAAGGGTTGAAGCGCCTGGCGTGGAAAGCCGGCGTCTTCGTGAAGCGATCGACCAGCACCGTTTCCGCAGTCGGTCGACCAACTTATCCCTTGCCAGGCGATCACGTCGCAGTCTTGCACGTGAGTTACGGGACCAGCCCCTTGCGGCCGGCCGGCACGTTGGAACTCGAAGCCCGCGACTCGAACTATCAATCGACCGCAGGGACTCCGGATCACTGGTATCTCGATCAGATCGGCGATTACACTATGGGGCTCGCGCCGGTCCCGAATCACGCCGGCGATACCGTCCCGATCATTTACACCGCGCAATCAGCCGAGCTCGACGACGCGCAGGAGAACACGCTCGTGACGGCGCCCGAGCCGCTGAAAGGCTATCTCGCCATGTGCATTCTGGCAGGGGCTTATGGGCGCGAGGGCGAAATGGAAATGCAGGATCTCGCGCAGCACTGCAAAGGGCGAATCGCGATGTACGAAGCCATGATGGCCGAATATTACGGGATGGGCGAGTAGGTGGCATACGCTCCGCGCGAACTGAAAATTTACCCCGGCGGCCTGAACCTCGTCGCGCCTGGCGACCAGGTCAATGACGGCGACTCGCTCGATCTTGCCGACTGGTGGCCGAGCTCCTCCGGACGGCTGGAACAGTCGCCTCAGCTCGTCTTACAAAGCAGCCCCGACGGCAACGGCAGCAACATGCTGCTCGAATCCGACGGCAATGTCTATTACGGCGGCCCCGGTGGAAATCTCTTCGTCGAGGGCTTCGGTTTCCTCGACAGCAGTTTCGACGGTTCGCCCTTAGGCGCGATCTCCTTCCTCGGCTGGGCCTGGTTCATGAACCCGCGCAAACAGCGCCGTTGGCAAAGCGACGGGGCGGGCGGCTTCACAGGTTTCGACTGGTGGCCCGGCAATCCATACCCCGGCCTCACGATCACGGTTCTGCCCGGGCAGGGCGCGTTGAACGCCCACGAATACGAGTACTTCCTCACCTGGGTGATTCAAGGGCTGGGAGAAACCAACCCCGCGCCCGTGGCGCCGATCACCGTCAACGCCGGCGACGCGGTGCAACTGAACCGGCCGGATCTTTCGGACGCGCCTGGCGGTGCAACGGGCTGGAACATTTACCGTCAGAATTACATCGACTCGTCGGGCATCGGCGTCTTCGGCCTGGCCTATCTGCTGAACCCCGTTCCGATTCCGCTCGCTACCGCCGTGTATGTGGACACAGGGCAAGCCACCGTGCAACAGGACGATACCTCGCTCGCGGAACTCGGCGTCATTCTCGAACCGGATCATGACGGCCCTCCCCCGGCGAAGGTCGTAGCCAATCAGACCTTCAACGGCCGCATCGTCGTGGCGAACAGCGCGGAGTTCCCGAACCGCATCTGGTGGACCAAGGCCGATCAGCCGGCGTTTTTTCCAGGCGCAAACAACCCGAACTCCGGACAGTGGGCGGATATCGGAACCGACACCGGCGATGACATCCTGGCCATCGCGGTCAGGCCGCTGACGCTCATCATCTACCGCCGGAAATCCATCTGGCGGGTGCTCGGAGACTTCGACGATCCGAACTCGCGCATCGATCCCATGGTCCCGGAGCTCGGCATTGCCGGCGTGCGCGCCATGGTCTCGACGTCGGTGGGCGATTACTTCGTCGCCTCGGCCGGCCGCGGCGCCTACTCGTTCAACAACGATTGGGCGGCGCCCATCTCCCCGCAGATCGATCCCATCTTCCGCGGACTCCCGACTGAGAATTTCCCGACGCTCGGCAAGGGCTACGAATCGCAAATCGCGGTGGGCTTCCGCAACGGCCGGCTCTGGGTGTCTTACCCGCTTGCCGACGGCAACCCGGCGGGCTCGTTCATTTATCACCTGGCAAGCCAACGCTGGTTCGCCGGAAGCTCGGGATACGGAGCGTTCCTCGACATCGGCTCACAATTCCTGGGTGTGAACGGCGGCGTATTTGCGCTCGAAGACAAGTACGTGGGCGGCTCGACCATCGTCCGTTACCAGACCCAGTATCACAACGTTGGCCTTCCCGATCACGAGAAGAACTGGGCCGACCTGGTCATCAACCACAACACCCAGGGCGAGACGCTCACGATCACGATCCGGATCAATAAGAACGTCAAGCCGACGACCGATTCCTTCATTGTGGCGACGCTCGTCTCAAACGCCATGACGAAGACGATCATTCCGCTCGTGTACCCTTCGGACTACGTCA